TTGGGCCAGATCGGCGGCACGATGCAGCCGGCGGTGGTCATGAACGGCACGGCGAAGGTTTTGCCCGCGTACTCGACCTGACCGTCGGAGAGGACCTTCAGGCCCGGCGTGCGCGGGTCGGTGCGGTCGTGGTTGGTCTCGACCAGTTCGGCGACCACTGCCGCCTGCTCGCCGACGACTTCCATCGGCTGCTCGATTGGGGCTTCGGCCTGACCGGGTTCGCGTACTCGCGGCATGTCCTGCTCCGGGATTGAGACACCCGAAGGCTACGGATGTGCGGCGGCACAATCCTGCCGGTCAGTCCTCCCAGATGTCGGCCAGGCGCACCATTGGCGGGCTGGCCTCGTCGCCGCCCGTGGCTTCGGCCCACAGCGCAACGAGTGCCCGGCCGTCGAGGTAGCGCGGCTCGCTGTAGCGGGCAGCAGTCATGCCCAGCGTGCGGCGACGGATGCCGGTGAGATCGGCCACGGCCTGCAGGCTGCCGTGCTTGGCGCGCAGGTCGGCGATGATGCGGCGCCAGTCGACACGGATGTCGGTGGCGCGGCTGGTCACTGCGACCTCGGCGTGAAATGCTTGCATGCCTGCTCCCATCCGATCCGCCGCCCGTTCCCGTCGAGCTTGGGCACCAGCTGCCAGCGTTCGGACTGCGGCAGCTCCGTCGCATTGCGCTCCCGCAGCTCGCGCCGCTCGAGGTAGCGCCGGCAGTCGGTGCGCTGCTCGCAGGCTTCGTCGAGGCAGAGGGCCATCGGCGCGGAGGCGCGGGGTTCCCAGTAGCTCATGGCGCCATCTCCATCAAGTTGACCATGCACCGCCCCTGCTTCGGCACCGGCTCGCCCATCGTCACGAGCAGGCGCTTGACCTGGCTGTCGTCGGCCCACGCCCCGCCATGCGTCAGGGCATCGAGCAGGGGTTTGAGCACGTTGTCGATGTCCCGGCGGCGGCGGTCACCCGGCACCAGCGTGACCGTCATGGCGACCGGGCCGGACAGCGGCTTGACGCCGGAGGCGGCGCACCGGACCTCGACCTCGGTGCGGAACTGGATCCCGGCCGGGGCGATGAAGTAGCGGTGGCCGTTGCGGCGCCAGTAGGTGTTCATCGAGGGCGGGTATGGCAGCGTCAGCGTCACTCGTCATCCTCCCTTCGCTGCAGCTCCGGCCACACCGCCACCGCCCACACGAGCACCAGCACGCCGCCGACGGTGAGGAAGTAGAAAGCGAGGTCGAGGAGGGTCATGCGGGCACCTGGGGAAACGCGCGCGCGAGAGGCTGGACCGCGTACGCATCCCACCCCGCGGCCGGACCATGCATGCGCACGCGCCGGCCGATTCCCGAAAATCGGCTGCGTACGCTGCACCCCACACCCCATAGGGATGGTGCGTACGCAGCTTGCGCTGCTGCGTACGCTACCATCTTGCGCACTCGATTTATGCGTACGCATAGCGTACGCAGTGCCTCACTGTTCGCCATCTTCGCCCCCGAGAACTATCCGCTTGACGACATTCCGGCCGGCGTTCGTGTACTCCTCGACGCGCAGTTTTCCGGCCGCGATGGCCTGATCCATGGCCTTGAAAAACCGCCCGCCGGGCAGTACGGTCATGCCTCGCCCGACCGCCAGGGCGCGCGCGTTGTTGTTCGAGCGCATCGACGCGCCGACGTTCTGCCCGCTGGCGATCAACTCGCGCACGACCTGGACGACCGCATCGACATCCGCCCGCCCGCGGATCGACTCGACCAGCCCACTACCCGCCTCGCGCTGGAAGGCGCCAGACGTCCACAGCAGCCGCAACGGCTCGGCCATGGCCGCCGAGTAGTTCGACTTCGGCCGTGCAATCTCGCGCGCGTTCGGGTCGTCCTTGTCGAAGGTCAGCTCGATCCGGGCGCGGCAGGCGTTGTGCCAGGCCGCGTTGCCCGAGTAGGCGTGCACGCGGTTGCCGGTGGTCTGTGCTGCCTTGTTCTCGTGCATGAGCAGCATGACGCTGCCGCTGGCGGGCAGCACGGCCGACTTCCAGCCGTTCACGAACCCGTAGATGTGCGCGCCCTCGGTGGCCGGGCCGGCGTAGCAGGCGGTGACGTTGTCGACCGACACGAAGGTCGCGCCGGTCTCCATGGCGTAGGCCAGGCACGCATGCCCGAGCGCCGTCCAGCCGGTCGCCCCGTACATGATCGGCGCGGTCTCCGCCGTCAGGTCGATCAAGTGCAGGTTCTGCTCGACCAGGTCGACCTCTGCGCGCGACAGGTTGAACGAGCGCACCACCTCGTGCAGGATCAGGCGCAGGGACTGCGATTCTTCCTCGGCTGAGAACATCACGCTCACGCCCGGCTCGCCCGGATCCATCCCGAACAGGTCGCGCCCGATCGCCTTGGCGACGTGCATCTGCATCGCGATCCGGGTCTTGCCGGTGCCACCGTCGGCGTGCATGAGGCCGGTGACCCGCTCGGGCAGCCATCCCTTGAAGATCCACCGCCGCGGCTCTGGGACGACCTCTGCGAAGCCGCCGATGTCCAGGCGCTCCAGCCCCTTCATCGGCGCCGGCAGCGCCACGGGCGGGGCCGCAGGGGCCGTCGGGGCGGCGCCCTCGCCCTCGCTGTGCTCCCACATCCGCTGCCAGTAGCGGTCGCCCTGGGCACGGCCGGCGTCAGAGCCGTGCGGCCAGCGCGACACGATCTCGCGCACCTCGTTGTAGCTGAACCCGCCCAGCTTGAGCATGCTGACCATCGACATGTCCATCGCCGAGCCGCTGGCGTCGATCAGCCCGCCGCGGTCGCCCTCGTAGCGTGCCTTCGCCTTCGGGGCGCGCTGCAGGAAGTCGGTCAAGCGGATGTTCAGGTTCTCCGCGCCGGCCAGCTGCTCCAGCTGCTCGAGCGTGTAGGAGGTCTCGCGGGCAAAGAGCAGGCGCGAAATGCTGGGCTCGGCCGGGTAGCCCTTCTTCAGCTTGCTTGCCGTCGGGTAGTTGATCGTCCCGGGAATGCGCATGACCCGGTCGACGTTGTGCGTGCCCGGCCCTGCAAAAGCGTGCCCGACCAGGCTGTTCACCCGCTCGAACGCCTCTTGGTGCGCTGGAAGTTCGACCGCGTCGGACATGCGCCAGAACGCCTGCACGCCGTTTCCGGAGTCGATCACGACCGATGCGGTGTCACACAGGCGCGGGGCCAGCGTGTTGAGCAGGTAGCTGCGCGCGGCAGCGTAGGACCGGTGCGCGAAGATGTTCGGATCGGCGTCGGTCCAGCAGAACGCGCCCAGCAGCATGTCTGCCTTGCCCGGCTTCTTGTTGATGCTGCGCGCGATGTTGGCCGTGAAGTAGCAGTTCCGGCCGCGCGCGTTCTCGGCAATCGTCCAGGCGACCGCGTCGTCGGATCCGGCCGGCATCATGAACGTGCGCCCGATGACCGCCGTGTCGCCGGTCGGGTCGATCGACACCAGCAGCAGCGGCCCGGACGGGCGGATCACCTCAAGCCCCGTGCGGATGTCGGTCTCGATGGGGCGAAGGGCTGCCTGTTGAGCGGTCATCAAGTCGTCAGCGCCTTCTTCTTCGCCCGGCTTGCCCGCCGCGCCGCGTTGACGCGGTCTCGATTGGCTGCGACCCATTCCTTGAGCCGCCTGATCCGTTCCGCCTTGACCTCTGCGGGTAGCGCGTTCCTGCGGGAGCGCGATTGCTCGGCGACTTTTTCCCGGTTGGCGTAGTAGTAGGCGAGCTGGTCCGCGCGCCGCTTGGCTTTCTTCTCTTCGGGCCAGAGCGCGTAGGGAACCCGCTTGTTCTTTTCCCCTGCGGCCTTCAGCCGCTCGCGGTACTTGATGTCATACGCCCGCCGCTGCTCGCGCCGCCGTTGCCTGCGCTCTTCGTCGGTCATGGCCGGCGCGGCAACCTTCGGCGCCGTCTTCCTGACCGCAGGCGCGGCCGGCGCTGCCGGCGCACCCTCGACGGGTGCGGAAACGACCACCGGACCCTGATACTTCGGCCCGCGGTAGATGCGCGGCTCGGGCTCTCGATCGGACAGCAGCACCACGCGCGTGGCCTTCGGGCGCACGACAGGAACGGGGGCGAACAGGTCGGCCAGGCTCATCACTTCTCCCAGTCCAGCTTCGGCGGCTCGACTTCCATGGCCATGCGGGCGAAGGTGCGAAGGGCCTGCAGGTACTCGGGGCTGTGACACTCGTGCTCGATCGGCACGACCTTCAGGCCACAGGCGGCCAGGATCTTCGCCACCTTCGGGATCGCGTCGCCCTTGGCCGTGCTGACGGTGGCTTCCGACACGCCAATGGCATGGGCGACCGTTACCTGACCATGCCGCTGAAGGCCGGTGAAGATCGCTGATTCGATCTTCCGTGCCCTTCGGTCCAGTGCGTCGTCTACTGTTGGCATGTCATCGTCGATCCACAAAGCCCTGCGCACCCCTGTTCCCGTTGATCGCCGCCCGATCGTGCGGGCGGTCGTGTGTTCAGGCGGCCTGCGCCTGGTCGACGTGCTGCGCATTTGCAGCCGGCGCGAAATCTTCCAGCGTCAACGCGCCTTCGCTCGCCTGTACCAGCCGATGCGCCACCGTCAGGCCAACACCCTTCTGGCCGTGCTCGATGCGCCAGAGATAGGTCGGGCACAGTCCTGCACGCCGCGCGAACTTCGATCGCTCGCCTCGCGGCAGGGCCTTGAGATAGGTGATGAGCTTGTCCATGCCGCGAGTTATACCCGAAGGTATCACCCTATGCAAGCGTCTCCATACCTGCGGCGCATTGCTTTCTTTGCCGCCCCTGCGGTCCCATAGCGCCATGGACACCCACGACACGCGGCGGACACGCGTCGCCAAGCTCATGACGGATCGGCGTCTGAATCAGCGCGCGTTCGGCGAGCTGGTAGAGGTCAGTGAAGCCACGGTGTCTCGCTGGTTTCAGACTGGCGCCGGCCGCAAGAACATTGGCGAGAAGGTCGCGCGCCGAATTGAGGACAAACTGGGCCTGCCGCGCGGGTGGCTTGACGGCATCGAGCCTACGCTGGTCACGGTTGCTGAGCCTTCGAGCGCGTACAATGTCGAACCGATGCGCCTCGACACCCTGCTTTGGACGCTGGCCACCCACATTGACACCGCCCCGCTGGGCAACCGGCCGTCAGTAGGCGACCTGATGCGCCAGTTCGTGCTTGGCGCTGCCGATCGCACTGCGCTGGTCGCCGCAATCCTGGCGCTGGTGCCGCAGCCGGTCGATGACGCGCGTGTCGCCAACGCCTACGGCGACCCGAAAGTGAAGTCGCCCCGTGGGCGATAGCTACGAGGCGGTCGACGTCGTCTGGTGGGCCTGGCTGGTTGCCGTGCCCCTGCTGGTGCTGGCGGTCCACGCCGCCGTGCGCTGGCCGGCGCTCGAGCATGTCGGGAAACTCGCCTTTTTGATTGCATGGGGCGCAGTCACGCCGGGCGCGGTGCTCTACGTGATCTTTGCCGTCCACCTGCCGGCCGGCAACATCGGCAAGGCCGTGGCCGCGGCGATCATCGGCGGCGCACTGTCGATCCTGTGGGCAATGGTGTGCTGGAACGTGTGGGCGCACATCGCCGGGCAACGCGCTCGAAAATAAATACCTCCGGGTATTGACACGCTAACCCTCGGGGTATAACTTCTCTCCGTCGCCTGCACTTTCGCAGGCTCACCGGAGGGACACATGGACCAAGCACCGATCGCCGCCGCAGCGCCTGCGCCGGCCCGCTACAAGCCTGTCCTGAGCGCCGAGCACCGCGCGCTGATCGAGCGTCACGGCGTGCGCTCGTTGATGCTTTCGCTGTGCCTGTACGCATTCGAGAAAGCTGACGAAGCCTCCCGTGACGGGTTGACCGGCGCTGGCTGGTACGACCTCGGCGGGTCGATCGACGAGATCGTGCCGGCCGACGAGGACGCGCTCTGGGGCGAAGAGTTCGAGCCGTTCGTTCCCTGCCGCAGCTGCCGCACGGGCGGGGAGGTCTGCACATGCTGACCGACAACGCCACCGTGATGGCGTGCATCAGCACGCCGATCGACTACGCCACCCCAGCCGACCGTCTCGGCACCAGCCTCGACGCCAAGCGCGCCGCCGCATGGGCCTACCTCAACGAGCGCGGAATCAGCGTGCTGCGCCACGGCTTCGTGCCCACGTCGGCGGTCAACACCGACGTGCAGGCCACCATCGTCCGCGCCATGCGCGAGCGGATCAACCAGGACTGCGCGCGCTTTGCAATGGGCGTGCCGTCCCTTCTGCGGCGCCAGGCCGCGTAACCGGAGGAAACTGAAATGGCATTCGATCTGACCAGCATTACCCGCTCGCGTGCGATGAAAGCGCCGCGGATCGTCGTGTACGGCACCGATGGCGTGGGCAAATCCACGTTCGCGGCCGGCGCGCCGAACCCGGTGTTCATCTTCACCGAGGACAGCGTCGGCACGCTCGACGTGGCGCACTTCCCGATTGCCCGCAGCAAGCAGGACGTGGTCGATGCGATCGCATCGCTGTGCGAAGGCGAGCACGACTTCTCGACCGTCGTGCTGGACACCGCCGACTGGCTGGAAGCCCTGATCGATCAGGACATCCAGTCCCGCCACGACGCCAAGGAACTGGCCTACGGCAAGGGCGCGGTAAAGCTCGCCGAGGAATGGCGCACGTTGCTGGCCGGCTTCGACTACCTGCGCAACGAGCGGAACATGGGCGTGATCATCCTGGCGCACTGCGAGATCAAGCGGTTCGACTCGCCCGAGACCGACCCCTACGACCGCTACCAGCTGAAGCTTGCCAGCCGCAGCGGCGACGTGCTGCGCGAGTGGGCCGATGCGGTGCTGTTTGCCAACTACCGGACGGTGGTCACCCGCACCGAGGTCGGCTTCAACAAGCAGGTGTCGCGCGGCATCTCGAGCGGCGAGCGGATGCTCTACACCAGCGACCGCCCAGCCTACCGCGCGAAGAACCGCTACGGCCTGCCCGATCAACTGCCGCTGTCGTGGGATGCGCTGTCCGCAGCCATCGCAGCCGGCGACCCGAGAAACCAACCCGCGCAGCAGGCGGCCTGAACCTGGGGCGCGTCGATCCTCCCCGCGCGTGCACGGACGCACGACTGATCAGCAGCGATCTGTAACCGGGCGGTCCCCTGTGGCGTTCATCGCCGCTCGGCATCGGCAAACCCCTCGACGCGCGCAAGCACATAAGGGGCAATCGCTGCAGTCCGCACCCACCACTCACACAAGGAAATCATCATGGCTGCATTGAACTTCAACGCGAAAGAAGTCGAACCGTCGGCACCGATCACCATCCTCCCGCCCGGCCGCTACCCGGTCGCCATCACGAAAACCGAGATGAAGGCGACCAAGGCCGGGACCGGCGAGTACCTGTCGATCGAACTCACCATCAGCAGCGGCACCGGAGCGAACCGCAAGCTGTGGGCGAACCTGAACCTCGACAACCCGAACCAGCAGACGGTCGAGATCGCCCGCCGGGAACTCTCGGCCATCTGCCACGCGGTCGGCGTGCTCCAGGTCAACGACAGCGACGAGCTGCTGGGCCGCGAGATGATGGTCGACGTCGGTGTCGGCAAGCGCAAGGACACGGGCGAAGATCAGAACACGATCAAGGCCTACTCGGCGCTCGGCTCGGCGCCGGCCAAGGCGGCCATGCCCGCAGCGAAGCCGGCGGCGAAAGCCGCGCCGTGGGCAAAGGCGGCTGCGTGATGGCAAAGCTCCCCGACAGCGGGTGCCCGACCCTTGCCGCAGCCGATGCGGCACTGGTTGCAGCACAGGACGACAAGCCCCGCGCGTATCTCGGCATGTCCGCTGTCGGCGGACCCTGCCGCCGCAGGCTGTGGCTCGGCCTGCGGTGGGCAGCGGCCCAGCGGTTCGACGCGCCCACCCTCAAGCGGTTCGAGGACGGCCATCAGGGCGAGGCGCTGCAGGCTGCACGGCTGCGCCTCGTGCCCGGCCTGCAGGTCTGGACCGAGAACGAGGACGGCGAACAGTTCGGCTACGTCGACCACGGTGGCCATCTGCGCGGCCACATGGACGGCGCCGTGCTCGGCCTGGTGCAGGCTCCCAAGACGCCGCACGTCTGGGAACACAAACAGGTCGGCGAGAAGAAGTTCAAGGAACTGGCGAAGCTTCGCGCCGGCAACGAGAAGACCGCGCTGGTGCAGTGGGACACCACGTACCACGCCCAGGCGCAGCTCTACATGCACTACAGCGGGATGACCCGGCACTACCTGACCTGCTCGACGCCCGGCGGGCGCGAGACGATCGCCGTGCGCACCGAGTACAACGCAGAGATTGCCGAGAAGCACCGCGCGACGGCGCTGGCCATCATCGTGGCGCCCGAGCCGCCCGAGAAGATCAGCACCGACCCGACCTTCTACATCTGCCGGATGTGCCCGTTCGCGGAACTCTGCCACGGGCAGCAGCTGCCGGCGGCGAACTGCCGGACCTGCGCGCACTCGACGCCTGAGCTTGACGGTGACGCCCGCTGGACGTGCGCGAAGTGGGCATCCGACATCCCGCTCGACGGCCAGCGCAACGGCTGCGACGAGCACCGCTGGATTCCGGCGCTGGTTGCCCCGCACCTGGAGCTTGTCGAGTCCGACGGCGAGGCCGTGCAGTGGCGCACCGCGACCGGCGGCGAGATCCATCAGCCGCCGTGGAAAACCTCCGAACTCGTGTGCATCGGGCTGGAGATGGCGACCGACCGGGGCCTGCGCGAACTCAAGGCAGCGTTTCCCGACTCGACCGTCGGCGACCCGATGGCCTCGCTCCAGATCGACCAGCTCGAAGCGGAATTCCAGATCGAGAAAGAACAAATCCCTTTCTGAGGACATGACCATGACAACTACTTTCCTGCAATGGCACCGCCCCACCGCCACCCTCCCCGACGACGAGACGCTCGTGATCGGCGGCCGCATAGAAAGCCGGCACCTGGTTGGCGGGAGATCAAATTGATACACATCATCTCGCTGGGCGCTGGCGTGCAGTCGTCGACGATGGCGCTGATGGCGGCGAGGGGCGATATCGGGCCGATGCCAGATGCGGCCATCTTTGCAGACACGGGCGCGGAGCCAAAGCCGGTGATGCAGTGGCTTGACTGGTTGGAAACGCAATTGCCTTTTCCGGTGTATCGGGTGATGCACAAGGAAGGGCTGCGGTCGCAGATCATGTCTGCGGCGAAGGGTGGCAAGTTCGTTTCCGTCCCGCTGTACACGGAGACGGAGAGCGGCGTCGAGGGCCGGATGCGCCGCCAGTGTACGCGCGAGTACAAGTTGCAGCCAATCCACAAGAAAATGCGTGAACTGCTCGGACTGAAGCCGCGTCAACGTGCGCCGGTGCCTGCGCGCGTGACGCAGTGGATCGGCATCAGCCTGGACGAGATCGCCCGGATGAAACCGAGCCGGGATGCGTGGTTGATTAGTCGGCATCCGCTGATCGAACTGAACATGACGCGCACGGACTGCTTGCGATGGATGGAGCTTCACGAGTACCCGAGGCCGCCGAAGTCGGCCTGCACGTTCTGCCCGTATCACGACGACGGCTTGTGGCGCCAGATGAAGCAAGACGATCCGGAATCGTTTGCGGATGCCGTGGCAATCGATGAACTGGTGCGCACCGGCATCGGCAAGACAACCCAGCGCCTGTACCTGCACAGATCGCTCCAGCCCCTAGCGGAAGTCGATTTCCGCAACGCAGAGGACGCCGGACAGGTGCGGCTTTTCGACGACGAATGCGAAGGCATGTGCGGGGTATAGACATGGACGAAGCCGACACCGCCGACCTCACCCAGCAGCAGGCCTTGGCCGCAGCCCTGCGCCGCCGCCACGCCACGCTGCCGGCCGTGGGCACCTGCTACCAGTGCGCGGCAGCCGTCGAAGGCGCGCGCAAGTTCTGCGATTCCGACTGCCGCAGCGATTGGGAGCGGGCCGAGGAAGCGCGCAAACGGGGAGGACGAAACGATGAGTGAAACGACACCGACGCCGACGCCGAAAGCAGATGACCTGCGGATGAGCGCCTACTACTACGCATTCGAGCCGACGGGTTGCCGTCCGGTGGACGCGGTCCTGTCTGCGGTAGCGTGCGCTGGCAAGGCGTACCACTACACGGCCGACTGGACCGAGCCGTGCAGCCCCTACGAGGACGTGCATCGCGGCGTCACGCCTATCGACTGGATACAGAACGCAGCCGTAGATGCAGCGCGCGAACTCGCCGCCGCCCGTGCCGAGGTCGAAACCTACCGCGACTCCTGCGCCGCCAAAGCCGACCGAATCGACAGGCTGGGCGAGACGGTGGTGAGGCTGCGGGGCGAGGTCGAGGGGCTGCAGTCAGTTGTTCAATCCGTAGCGGTCACCGAGTTGCACAAGTTGCCGGGCGGCGATGAGTGCGTCTGTACGCGGTGCGAGCTTGTGCTTGAAGCCCGCGCCGCCCTCGCCAAGGAGAAAGCATCGTGAGCCCTGATGAAGGTTACAAACTATTTCGAGGCCGCTGCAAAGAGTTAAGCGAAGCGGCGTGCGCTGCCGATCCGACGCTGACCCTTGTGCGCGGTCACTACTTCTGCCCACTGTGGAACACCGACGAGCAGCACTGGTGGTGCGTCAAACCAGATGGCACGATTGTCGATCCCACGCGGGAGCAATTCCCGTCCAAAGGCGGCGGCATCTACACGCCCTTCAACGGGATGTGCGAGTGCGCCGAGTGCGGCACCGAAGTCCCCGAGGAAAAGGCAGTCATCGAAGGGCGCTATGCGTTCTGTAGCTCCAAGTGCTTTGGCCGCTTTGTGGGGGTGTGCGCATGAAAGCCGCCGACCTGATCGAAATGTGCGCGAAGGCTGCTGTGCAGGAAATTGGCCCCGGATGGGAGAGCCTGTCGTGCCGAGTTGAAGAAGCCATCCGCGACCTGAAGAAGCAGCACGGGGATGGGGTGGTGTGTGAGGCAGGTGCGATTCTCACGCCCATTGGGCCCCTCTACCGCGCCAAGGAGGCGAAATGACCGAGCCGATCAAGCTGCCGCCTTTGCCGATGCCCGACGGGACTGCCTATGGCCCGCACCGAACGGCAGAGCATTACTTCCTTCACGCGAAGATGCGCGACTACGCCCGCCTCTACGTCGAGCAGGCCACGGCGGAACTGCGGGCGGAGTTGGAGGACATGGAGCAGCGCGCGCTTTCGGAGTGGCATCAGAAACTGGAAGCTCAAGAGCGCGCCGAGAAAGCCGAAGCCGAACTGGCGCGGCTGACGACGCTGCGGCCGGCGAGTGAGCATGATGGGAAACCTGCGATATGGTGGTTAAATTCTGTAGGCAACTGGCTGCGGATTAGTGAAAGCCGTTTTGGCATGGATCACTGCTATTGGACCCCGCTCCCCGAGCCGAAGGAGGCGGACAAGTGACCGGCCTATGCCTCGCGGCGGCGATGGTGGAGAGTAGAGACAGCATATGAGCGACTACTGTTGGAAATGCGGCGGCACTGGATACATCATCGTTTGCATGGATGACCTCTGCCGCAGTAGCGACCATTGCATGCACGGTGACGGCGAGATTGTCTGCGATGTGTGCGGCGGCGAGTACGAGGCGGCGATGGTGGAGATGGGGGATTCGGCGTAATGAGCGAATCGGCATGGCACGACTACGCGCGGTCCTTGGGGTTGATGCCCAAGAAAGATCCTGAACGGATTTACATGACTGAGCGGCAAAACCCGACCACGTGGAACGTGACCACCATCAAGCCCCGGCGCGATTGGAAGCAGTTTCGGTCGCTGTGGGTTAAGGGGAGGGGACGATGAGCGAAACCTACCCGCTGCCCTGTCCGTTCTGCGGAACGATGCCTGCGATGCGATGGGAGGAGGAGTATTCCCGCCTTTCGTGCGACGGCATGTTCTGCAAGGTCTCGCCGTCGTGCGTTGCTATGTCCATCACGGAGGTCATCGAAGCATGGAACAAGCGAGCGGAGGACGCCAAGTGACCGACGACCGCCTATGGACCGCCGAGGACTGACGTGCTGACGCTGACCCCCGACGAGCTGCGCGACCTGACCGGCTACTTGCGCCCCGGCGACCAGCTCCGGTCCCTGCACGAGCAGGGCTTCGTCCGCGCCAGGCTGAACGCGCTGGGCACGGTCGTCCTGGAGCGGGCCCACTACAACGCCGTCTGCGAGGGGCGCTATGCACGCCCGCTCGAGGCGGTGCAGAATGATCGGCCCCGGGTGAAACGTCATGCCGAAACTGCCACCTAGAGTCCACGCAAAGCACGGCGCCTACTACACCGTCGTCGGTCCCAAGTCCGCGCGGAAGTGGATCCGCCTCTGCGCCATTGCCGACGGCGAGGCCGCGCTGTACGAGGCGCTGCGCAACCTCGCGCAGGCGCCCGGCACCGACATGGCCGGCGCGGTGAAGGCGTACCTGCTGTCGGTCGGGCCCAACCTCACGCCCGAGGTGCGGCGCGAGTACGAGCGGCAGCTGGGCGTGATCGCCCGCGCGTTTGAGGCGTTCAACGTGGCCCAGATCGAGCCGGCCGACGTGCGCGAATTCCTCGACCAGTTCAGCGACCGGCCCGGCGCGCAGCGCCACTACAAGGCCCGGCTGTCGACGTTCCTGCGCTGGGCATCGGAGCGCCGCTACACCGACCGCAACGCCGCTGCCGACGTGCGCCTTGCGCGCGCCGCGCGCAAGCCCCTGGGCTGGACATGGGAGACGTACCACCTGGTACGCGACCAGCTGCAGGATGGTACGGACGCCGAGGATCCGGCCGGCGGCATGATGCAGTGCTATGCCGACCTCTCGGTTCTGTTGCTCCAGCGCACGACCGACGTGCGCACGCTGCGCCGGGCTGAGGTCGCGGGCAACACGATTGTGGTGCTGCCGAGCAAGACGGCCAAGTCCAGCGGCATCACGATCGAGATCCCGGTCAGCGCGCAGCTGCGCGCCGTGCTGGACCGGGCCGCGGCGATCGGCCGGATCATGGGCGCGGTGTCGCCGTTTGTGATCCACCAGAAGAGCGGGCACCCGTACACCCGGTACGGCATCCATTCAGCGTTCAAGCGCGCTGCCCAGCGCGCCGGTGTCACCGGGGTCAACCCGAAGTCCCTGCGCTCGTTTGCGGCCACCGAGGCGAAGCGCCAGGGCTACACGCTCGACGAGATTCAGGTCGCGCTCGCGCACTCGACGGCGGGCACGACCGAGGGTTACATCCGGCAGCATGAGGTGCGGCGGTCGGTGGTCGAGGTGCGGATACCGCCGAAGGGCTGATTGCTGTCTACACCCGGCCCCGCAACCCGCATCCAGACGTGACCGAAAACCCCGATCCGGTGTAGACAGAACGCACCCAACCCATTGATCGGCAAGCATTGCCCACGGGCATGGGGTGCAGGGGGTCGAAGGTTCGAATCCTTTCGCCCCGACCAATTAATCAAGGGGTTAGGTGCGGGTCAGTGCTCAAGAATTAGGCAGTGTCTACACCGCTGTCTACACCTTGGGCGCTACTGCCGCGCCACCCCGGCCACCCGCTCATACGTCCGCAGCCCGCCCAGCCCCAGCATCCCGATCAGGATCGGCAGCATCTCGGTGAGGTCCGCCTGATCCAGCGCGATCTCGTACCCGGCAATGACGCACGCCGCCTGCACGATGGGCAGCCCGATCCAGTTCCACGCGCAAGCGCCGCCGCAGACCCAGCCGATCGCTGGGCGCCAGCCGGAGACGAAGACCGACGGGTGCTGCGCCTCTGCCGTGTTGACCGCGAGCTGGCCCTGCACGGTCGCCACCAGCAACGCCATCTCGGCTTTTTCCTGCTCGGTCTTATCTGGCCAGATGCGGTCGATGGCCTGACCGGCAAGGTCGAGGGCTGCGGTGAGCGGGTCGAGTGCCATTACTGCGGCGCTTTCCCGCTGACCCACATCGCAATTGCCACTCCGAGCACGCCGGCCGCCCAGACGATCTTGGTCATCAGCGACTTGCCGACCTCGCGATAGACGTTGTCCATCACCCGCTTGGCAGCGCGCTCGGCGATCTGCTCCATCAGTTCCTCGCTGATCGGCGGCTGCGCGCGCCGCTCGTCTCCGTCCCATTCGCGCATGGTCAGGCCTCGGTCGGTGGTGTCAAAATGATCGTGGCCCGCTGCGAAGTGACCAGCCCGGCGCCTACCAGCGCCTGCACGCCGGCCACGGTACGCGGGTCGGTCACGTCGATGTACGCCGCCCCGGCCGCATCCAGCAGGAACGAGAACAGCGCGGCATTGGCCAGGGCTGCGGCCATGATGGCGGCCTGCTCCGGGGCGGTGAAGCGCGCGCGAAAGGCCAGCCAGGTCAGCACGACCGGTTGCGGCACGTAGGCCACGGGCACGACGCCGGAGGCCAGCAGCTCGACGCCCTCAGCCGAGTCGGCGGCAAACGAACGCACCCGGCCGCTGGCCTCGGTTGCGATGATCGCGCCGGTCCGGCTGTAGGCGTAGGTCGTCACAGCTCGCAGCCGGTGAACAGGATCGAGCCGCTGACGTTGGAGAAGAATCCGAGCGTGGCATTGCCAGCGGTCAGGCTGGAGAGGCCCGCCAGCTCGATCACGCCCACGCGGGTGGACGCGCCGTTGTAGCCCACCGCGGTGGCCGTGGTCGTCGTGCCGCCGGGCTGCAGGCAGGCGAAGTGCGCGGCCGCCGAAACCACGATGCCGGTGGGCCGGGTGCGCGCATCGACCGCGAACGGGATCCCGATCAGCGCCTGCGTGGTCGACACGCACTGGCCGGCTCCGAGGTAGGACTGCGTCGAGCCCGAACGCAGCGACGGCAGATACCGCTGGCAGCGGGCGAAGAGCGCGTCATACGGGACATAGGCGAAGCGCGAGGCGACCGATCCAACCTCGAGCTGCACGTCGCCGATGGTAAAGGTCTGCGCGGCCAACAGGTTGCCGCCGGTGAACACGATTTCGATACCGGTGGTGGCACCCGCCGGGAAGGTCATCGAGGCGGTGAAGGTGCTTTCCGTCGAGCCGATGCTGGAGAAGGTCCCCGAGGCGATCAGCGTACGCGTGGGGCTCGCAATGGTGCCGAAGCTGTCCTGCGAGTTGGCGTAGTACACCGCCCAGGTGATCGCGGTCGGCCCCGTCGAGGACAGTTTCGCCTGCAGCGTGACGACCTGTCCTGCCAGATCGTAGGTATCCACCGCCTCGATCCGCTGGCCGAACCCGAACAGCGTGTTGCTGGCAGCCCCCGTGAACCGGTAGCGCACCGTGGCCGCGGTAACGGCCACCTGCTGGCCGGTGATGTTCGCGCCCGTGCAGAAGGCGTACCAGCGGTCAACCGTGTAGGCGAGTGCCGCGCCCGCGGTGATCGTCTGCGCCGCCCCGCCGTTGCGCTGGTCGATCTGCATGTTCCCGTTGGTGATCCGGTTGACCGCGAGCGGAACCTGCGAGAGCACAAGCCCGCCGGCTGCGGACACCTGGACGATGCGCCCGGCATCCGACACGCCCGGCGCCAGCGTCGGGAAGCTGGTCGGATTCTTGACCTCCAGCCCGTTCGCCGCCGCGTTCCAGCCGATCAGCGCATCGGCCGTCGGGGCACCCAGTTCGACGTTGGCCAGACTGCTCGACACCGCCACGCGCACCGTGCGCGCAGCTGTCTCGGCGAGCTGCTGGATCATCATCACGGGCGCGTCCTGATCCGCGTCGAGCGTGGTTTCAAGCAGATCGCCGCCGGCCTGGTAGTCGGTCGAGCGCGAGTAGGCCATCGACCGGATCAGCGTGATGGCCGCGCCACTGGCAGGCGCCGTCGAGAACGTGACGTTGCCACCGCCGGGCGCGTTCACGCCGGAGACGGTGAAGCCCGACGCCTGCGCCACGCCGTTGATCAGCACCTGCAGATCGGCGGCGACGAACACCCGGAACCCGTAGGCGAATACGGTGGTCACCCCGTTGCCGGTGTAGCGATTGACTGCGGGCGCGGCGGTAACGGGCATGGGCTATCGCTCAAAAGTGACGTCGAAAACGCCGGACTGCGGCACCCAATTGTCGCGGCTGGGCTGCGGCACATTCCTGCCGCCCACTGGCTTGCCGATGCGCACCGGCTCGGCCATGATCGCCCCGGCTGCCGCGTCCAGGTAGTCGTCAGGCTGGTTGGTCAGCGCCGGGTTGAAGCCCCGGAACTGCTCGGCCACCGTCTTCCAGACCGAGTCGTGCACCCACAGCTTGGCCGAACTGATGGCCGGCTCGAACGCGCCAAGGATGCGCCGCTGCTTGTTGCCGGTCGAGGGCTGCTCGGTCACGCCACAGACCAGCCCGCGCTGGCGCAGCGCCTCGCGCAGGATGCCGGGCACATGGCCGCCGATGCCGTTGGTTTCCACGATCACGCGCGGCAGCTCGAATTCCTTGACGATGTCGGCCACCTGCGTCACCTGCCCGCCCGTGATCCGGCCGCCCTCGCCGAACACGGCCAGCTCGCCTTTGAGCGCCAGCGCCCGGTGCCAATAGAAGTTGCCGGACGCGTCCTGCAGCATCAGGCACAGCGCGGAAACGTCGGAGTTGATCTTGCCCGCCGACGGGTCCATCTTGAGGGTGGCCGACACGATCGGGATGCCGCCCAGCAGCATTGCCACCTGCCCGCCCACCTCGCGGATCTGCGGCTCGCTGTGGTAGACCGTGATCAGCGAATCGTTCAGCCGCGAGTCGGTCAGCGGCCGGGCGTGCAGCTGGTACTGGCTGTCCCATTCGTTGATCGTGCGGCACTCCTGCCGGCGCACCAGCATCTCGCCGCGGGTGAACCGTTCCGGCCACGCGCTGCCCCGGTAGCAGTCGACCATGCCGGCGACCGGCGCATCGAGCACGACGAAGCCCTGCACGTACCGGAACGCCGGGGCGGTGGCACCCTGCCCGATGCCCACGAAGACAACCTCCGGCTCGAACGGGCAGGCGATCTGCGTCGTGCCGTCGGCCTGCGCGCGGTGCTCGTCTTCGTACATCGGGATGCGCAGCACGT